ATGCTTTCACAAGTTCAGGGGCTTCGCTTAGGTCTTGAGTCGAATCACAGCAGCCGCGATGGTTGGTTATTACACCGCCCTCGTTTATCTTATAGCGAACTTGTAAAGTATTGTTGTAAGACAGTTCTACTAAGTTAAATATCTTCTCCATTGGGTTTACGCCTTATATGATATTGAAAATCGTGGAGCGGAGGTGTTAGTAAAATGTGAATCTAGCAAAGCAACCCCTGTTCCATAAACAAAACCAACATCTGAGTTGCTACCATTCATCTGCATAACGACGGCATTGGATATGGTTAATCCTACAGAATAAACCACGCCGGTAGATTCCATTCCTGCCAGCGCGGTGAAGGGCTGACCTCCTACTCTTGCTTGGCCCGTGCTAGAACCTTTGTTCGTCAGAGTTAGCAAGGCATCCATTTCAACAGAGTTGCCTGTGCGCGTGTATCGGCCAAGAGTTGACCCGGCATTATAAGTTATTCCCGTAGACCCTCCACCAAATGATAGCGTGGGTGTAAATGTACCTTCCTCGTACCAATCCAGTAACTGAGAAGTGCCACCAGCAGCCGCGTCGAAATCAATCCCCTTGCCTGATGTGCCTATGACTATGTTGTCACTAACAGTAAGGGTGCCATTAGCTACGAGATTAACCGTACCTGTTGGAACTCTCAAAGCAACAAAGCCGTTTTTATTTACTAGAGTGACATCGTTAGTCGTGCCGTTGCCTGCAATCACCGCACCGTCAGCAGCGATACCAATTAAACGGCCCTCAGAAGCAGCGGGGCCTCCCGGCCATATCACCCCTGTCGATGTTACTTGTCCTGTGGAGGCAAGGGCACCGCTAACATCAAGGGTGCCTGTGATGTCAACACCCGCGCCACCAGTGAACTTGTGAGATCCTTGACCTGTGTTATATGTCTGAGATCCATCACTGGCGTTTCGCCCGATATACGAACCGTTAGATCCGAATCTGAGAGCTGATGTTGTATGGGATGCGCCAATACCAACGTCACCAGTATTGGTAACTATGCCGTCAGACACTTTCAAGCCTGCCGATGCTGTTATAACGCCACTAGCATCAAGGGTGCTAGAGAATGTAGCTCCTTGAGTAGCATCATCAAATACCACCGCCTCAGTCCCGCCAGATTTAATAGCAAAATCATGGGCAGTAGTTGTGCCTATTGTCATCTTGCCTGTAGCGCCATCGAAACTTAAATCAGACGACACCGCGCCGTCTACTCGTTCCCACTCCGACAATATTGTTGAGGCGGTATCATAAGCGACGAATTTGGATACCTGCGCTCCGCTTGATGACCCTGTAACAGTTAGTAGACCACTGACATCAAGTGTTCCTGATAACAATACATTCTGAGTACCCGTAGGAACTGCTAGAACCAATGCAATGTTTTTATTGTATATCGTCGCATCGTAGGTCGTTCCGCTGCCTGCAATAATAACACCGAGCGTGGTAGCAGACCCTATAGCACCTGTACCTGCTGACGGTGCTGACAGACCACCAGTATTTCCAACTGTTAGAACGCCACTAACACCAAGTGTTCCTGTGATGTCAGTAGCGCCAGCGGCTAGGGTGCTAGTGCCTATATCAATAGCGCCGAAGCCCGAAGTAATCGAGCCTGCGTCCAGAGCTCCGACAGTGACTAGGTTAGATAGAGTGGTAATAGCGGTTTGAGCTGCGCCAGTCACGGTAGCCGCTGTACCTGATGCGTTGCCTGTTAGATTAGCTGTAACTACGCCATCTTTAACTAAAGTCCCATCGATCGTGACACCACTGCCAACAGTAGTCTCAGCGATTATATCTGTGGTGATCTTGTCACCTGCTGTCATTACCAGGTCAGTGCCTTGAGACGCATTGTCATTAGATAACGCGTTATCTAGACCGAAAGATGCAGCGGAGCCAACAGCAGCTGCGGCACTCGCGGCGGCTGCGGCTGCGAAAGATGCAGCTGTGGCTGTGTCAGTAGGTGAGACAATCAGAAATCGGTTATTTGCAGAGTCGTACCGCGCTTCAATGATATTGCCGCTGACCACAGCATTCGCTGCAAGCACCACGCCATAAGAGGTAACTAAGGGTTTAGTCGCCAAGGAGTCAAATTTAATAGTGGATGCGCCAGTGTTATTATTGGTTGCAATAAAGCAAACCTTGTCGCCATTACGATATGCTGTTCTTACTGGATCAAAAGTAACCGCATACGCGTTTGCAGTGCCAGACTCTGTAACAAAAGAGATAGCATCATTTGTGAGGTTTTCTACAACTTTAGGCATCTTGTCAAAAGCAGCGAGTATGCTAGCAGACTCGCCCTCGACATCTTCAGCATCTGCACTAGTGCCTGCAACAAAAGAAGTAAATCGGGTGTACCAATTATTAGCCATTAACGTTTCAGCCGTCTGGGTTCGTAGTATAGAGTCAACCCTTGCAATATAAAGGGTTGGGCTTTGGCAGATTTATTATAAATCAAAAATCCTATGTTGTCTCCTGTGCCGGTTAATTTGGCTGTTGCTGAACTTTGGGCCTGTGAATTCCACTGAAACTGATCCCAGTTTGCACTATTCCAAAAGCCCCCACCGCCACTAACCACTAAGTCTTCAATAACCGAGTTTGTATCAGTGGATGCATAAGATAAATCTGCCAGGAACTTTAAATCGATATTAACTGAAGACTCTAACTCGATATCTGCTTTACGGAAACGTTTACGAGTGCCTGGGCTACCAACGTTGTTAAAATGTAGCCGACAAAAGCTAGTAATTTGTGCACCATCAAAATTACCACCTACCTGGTCTTTATATACATACCCATCAGACATTGCAAAATAGGTAACTTCAACCCCGTTTTCATCTTCAATATTAAATATCCGGTTAACTGCTGAAGGATATTTTAACGCGCCGAAATGTACGAAAGGTAAGTTAACACGACTTTGAGCGGCATTAAATGATCCTGCAGGAGAATATAGGACTAACGCTGTGCCGTCACTAAAATATACACGATATTGATTAGAAGATCTATTTATGGTGGCTGTCGTTACCAAAGATTTTTTAGCGTTAACTATATCTTGAACCAATTGAGATACTGTGGCTCCCACAAAATCACCAAAAGAATCTGTTCGTGATAGATTAGTAATACCCAAATCATCTACCGCATAGACTGTGTCTAATTTTTGAACAGTGTAAGCCTTGCCTCCAGTTTCTTCTCCCAATAATTTTATCTCCCAATCTGATGTAGTGCTGCCAAACAATCCGCGGATTTGGCGGCTAGTGGTAATATTTAATACAGCTCCAGCCATACTTTGCAGTCCAGTGATTTCATCACCCAAACCAAATTCTGCCGCACCCAAAAATCCATTAAACGTTAAAGGTTCTCCGATTACAGTATGCTGCAATGACCCACCAGGAAATCCAAAAAACAGATAATTTCTATGTTGTTCTACAAATTGAGGTATGTTTGTTGTGGGCTGTCCGCCTAATGCTGTTTGAGGCATCAATATGGGTGTGACTATTTCGTTTTCGTCTATTTCAAACCCCGGGCCTACACCGCTGCAACCATAAGCCCGGTATGTTGTGGCACTGCCAAAAAAGTTATGATTAACAAATTGATAATGTCCATTAATCGGGAAAGCAAAAACTGTCACTACTGAAGCGGATGTCGCAAAAGTTACACCACCTATTTGCAATGCCTCATTATCTTGAAAAGTGCCAGAGACGGTTGTCAGTGCTAAATACCCTGCGGCACTGCCGTCCCAGGCGCCCGCATGTAAGACTAGTCTATGAATCACTGCTGTCGCAGCTGAAGTGGCACCAGTAACTGTAGTGCCGGGAATAAATGGCCCAGCTGCCGTGCCGGCGTCAAAGAAAATATAACTGGACATCGTGAGCCCGGTAGTTACCCACCCTGCCGGGCTAGATTGGAACATAACCCCTGCAGTTCCGCCGGCATTATTTCGAACACAAAACTTTTTATCTTTTAGCTGCCAGATGCCTCGAATTTCCCCAGAGCCTGCAGGCACCGTGATGTCGCCCCGATACTCGTCTGCAGCTGCAAGCTGAAATGTTAATTTAGCTGTACTTGAAGGCGATCGTCCAATAGATGCAGTGGGCACAGTCATCATAGTGTAGGCAGAGCTGTTAAATGGCTCACCCTGTGTAAACGTACCAGAGACCTTGGTGACTGCAACTGAATTGTCACTGATACCTATTACTGTGCCTGACGCACTTGATGTATCCCCGGTAAGCACATCCCCTGCACTTAACCCTGCCACGCTGACTAAATCAAAGCCAGTAAAGGTTGCAGCACTTGGTGCAGGACGTCCATCGAACCGTTCGTATCCTGCAATTCTTCTATAACCTCCGTGATACCATGGCTCAAAGTTTTGCATAGATATGCATTTACCTGGAGTAATGTTTATTGGAGGAGTAACTGTATCGAGTCCACCGGCAAACGCATAATGTCTAGTTTGAATAGCCATTAGCTTGCTATGACTTCAATGCGATTACCTGATGATGTGAATCTAGAGTTAAATTCGTTGTTAAGATATTCAGATTCCAGTACAGGCAACCATTCAGCCACTAGCTCACGACCAGATATTTTTGCATCTGTCGCATTTTCGTAGTTGCCATAATAAATTAACGCCTGACCTAAAATAATTTCATGATACTCTTCTGGAATTGCAGAAATAGTTGTATTTTCAGACATTGGTACGGGTTTTAAATAATAGTCTGCAGTAATAGTATAAGCTGCATCAGGGATAGGATCCAGACGCAAAGTCTTATTAGGCATTATAATAATTCGAGAAGGTTGGTTGTACGAGCTAACAGTTGTATCAAATACTTCGTGTTTGACTTTTTGATATTCAACTACGTCGATTAACTCACCATCAATCTTAAAAGTACTAGGATCCCAGGCGCCATGAGTGTCTGGCACTATATAATCTTGGGTGCCTGATACAGTGTTTACAGAGTAAGGAGTGTCAGACCATAAAAATTTCCAGTCGTGCCACTTTTTTTGAATTGCCAAATCAGCCCGTCGAATCCAGCGCACCATGCGCAAAGCTTCACCTGACTGAATTAATACTGAACTGGGCGCAGCTCCGGCCCCGCCAGCTTCCCTATGTAAGTCTTCGACTAATTCCAGAAAAGTACTCATTCATCACGAGCCCCAAAAGGTCTAGCTTTATCTTTCTTAGCCTTACTTTTAATGCTAGCTTGATAGGTTGCCAATTTAGGAGTTTCTTCAACTACAGGTGCTTCGGGTTTAGGCGCCAAAGGTTCTGGCTTAGCTTTAAAATCTTTTAGTTTAACTGCTGGGGTAACTGGCGTTGTTTCCTGCAGTTCTTGAACTTCAATTTCCTTAAAGTCTCGATCATATGTTTTGCCAGCTTGTGACCATTTGGCTAAACCGCCACCCATTATTTGTGAGTGATCTTTGTTCTTATCAAAACTCATCTACTAGTTCTCCAGATATTAGTATTTAACTGACATTGAGTCGTCAGAATTTTCACTGCGTGGATGTTGAATCCTTGATTCATCTGTGTTTTCATATCGGGTGTTAATGCACTTGCGCCCAGAGACACCTTCGCTCAGAGACTTACCTGCATCAAATTCCGACAACACATCTGAATGACTGTAATCAGTTTCCATAATGTTGGCCTTAAAAAATGAGTGGGCGCTTTAGCAACCCACTCGAAGTTTTAGCAAATGTCGAAAGACTTGCCTTTAGACGTTGCGCTGGTTTTTCCAGGATTATCCACGATACGACCCGGGTAATTACCGGTTTTGCTGTCGACGCTCATATTCGCTGTTGGACCAACCGCCATTGAGTCAAACCCTGAAAGGGAACTCAATCCGTATTCGATACCAGACTTGTCGGGTTGTTTAGCGCCCGCATTGTCCAATGTACCTTTAATTGCTACTTGCTTGTCCATATTGTTTTCCTCTTAAGAAGTTGCACCAAACCATTCGATTTCAAGTAAAACATCAGCAATACCTGTAATAGATCCACCAACTGCATCAACGAAAGTAACAGTTACCGCGGTTTCACCCCCGGGAATATCTACCTTTGAACCATCATCAGGGAGCCACAAACCAGTATTAACTGCAGGAGAAGATCCCGCCAAGGTTGTGTTACCTGAGTCAAAGTAAAGATCAGCATCACTGCCATCCCCTACTTGAATTGCAGCACCTGAAGTTGTGCCAACAAACGTTTCGCTGATGTTGAACAAACTAACACCTACTACGCGTCCTCGACGTCCAGCGCCTGGGTTGGTTGTATTCGGACCATCTTTAGGAGGCATAATAACCTCTGAAGCATCACCGGTATCGCCAAAATCGACTCCCTGAAAAAGGTAGCTTGTTACTCGTCCATTATCGTAAGACATATTATTGCTCCTTAAGCAGCGTCGTCAGTCCAGTGAATGATACGTGCTTGTGCAGCACTCGTTTGTGCAAGACCGTATCCAAGCTCAGCATACCAAGCAATACCGCGTGATCGACCAAAGTCAGTAGGAATCTTACCGCGAATTTCTTCAGGAATGGCAAATGCTTCTACAACGGTGTCTGCACCGAAAAAGAAAATGTCATCTGAATTGGATGAACCCGTAGCAGCGATGCCCGTTTGCTCAACATAGCGAATGCCTTCATAACGGCCTTTCTCGCCATTCATAATTGTGTGCCAACCTTCAGACGTGTACTGGTGAATATCTTCTAAGAAGTTTTTCATGTACCGAATGTTAGAAGGACGCGTGATTGCAACGTAGTTCGTACCGTCGTAAGTGGGAATATCCCGCTCAACCATTGTGTCAGATATAACTTTTGCATGGCTCAAAGTTGCTTCGTTCGCAAATTCGTGGCTATGTGCTGTACCTGGATTACTTGCTTCATTTAACGTAAATGCTGTAGCAGTAGATGCTGTCGCTTTCAAGGGTGACAACTTAAACTGGGCATGAGCTGCTGCGTCAAGTGCTTTCCGTGCGTCGTTCTTTAGAACTTTATGGATCACCTCAGTGATAGGTTGTTCAGACAGATCGTCTAATTTCTTGGTGAAAGGTACGCTGTTACCATACTCTGTGATCGTCAGGGAAGCCTGAGTGACCGTAAAGTTTGTTTCTGGCATCTGTGTAGTTTCATTCAGTACGCCACCTTGTGTGACAACATCTGAATACACGTTCCAGTTAAAAGTTTCGCCTTTACCCAAACCAAAAGCTTCTCTTGCGTCACAAAACTGACGAAAGCGAACCATTGGTTGTAGTGCTGTACGGAGTTTTCGAGACAAATTGTCCGAATACATAAACCCGCCTAGTGCGTTTGTGCCCCAAATCTGTGACATGTTCTATTCCTCAATAGTCGACATCTTATTACGGCTGTCCACGTGCTTCACGAACCTGTCGTAATGCATCAGAAGGTGTTTGTGCCTCTTCTGTCGGTGGTGCTTCCCTGGCCGCTGTACGGCTAGCTGGCATAGCAACAAGATTATCTTTTTGTTGTTGTCGATTGTTTATATTAGCGTCAGTTGTTAATGGTGCTCCTTTCAGAGTGTTTAACCATTTATCAGTCCTGGCCGCTGCTTCCAAAATTACCTCAACTGGACCCCATTCAGGATGTTCGTTCGAGACAATGTTGGTATGACTATTTGCAACCGCGAATAGCTCAGGATCTTTAGCCAGATGAGGATAGTTATCTTCAAAAGCCTTGTACCCATCTTGAAACTGTTGTTGTTCTTCAGCTTCTCTATCTACAGCATCCTTCTCGGCCTGCTCTTTGCGGATTGCTTCTCGTGTTTGATTGACAAGATCAGCCGCATTAATCGGAGTCTGTGATGATGTCCGTGAGGCAATTCCTGATAAAACACTCGCTAACTTATCGCTTGCGACTTCAGCATCATCATCGATCAATGTGTTGAAGATTTCGCGGGCTTCATTTTTGAAGTCCAGTTTTTCCACGTCCGGGGCACCGGATAGCGGTTCTGCAACAAACCGTGATTGTAGCGCAGCTTCTTCTAGCCGTAGCTTATCCTCACGTTCTGCTAAATTCTTTGACCAGTCAGCATTCTCATTCATCCGTTTTCTGGATGCTTGTTCCAACTGTCGTTCTTTCTGTATCTGTGCCAGTGGTACAAGAACTTCTTGTCCGTCTACTGTCATCTTAAATAATGGCTCACCTGCTTCATCCTTTTGGATATAAGCCGCCAAAGGATCAGGCGTTGGTGTAGCTTTTTCGTGCATCGGCTCAACTGTAACGCCAGATTGCAAAATTTCGCTATTCACTTCATCTACACGTGCTGCGTTAATCGAATTGACCAAGGCATCACGTGGATTAGGCTCATTAGAGGGCTCTTTTCCAAGCTTGTCAAGTTCTTGTTGCTTTTCTTCTACGGTCATGCTCCATTCTCCTCAAGTTCGTGTACTAGTTGTTCGGACGTTTGTCCATTTCGGATTGCTTCAACACACCAATATAGGAATTGTTCAGCCACCTTCATATTGAATTGGTGTTGTTTATATTCCGATTGACCTATGTTCTTATCTATATCGAGATAGCACATGGCCTGTTTGGCTTCTTCACATTGTTGTACCGCTCGGTGCTGTAATAATTTACCGGTATTACTTCGAAGAAATTCCTCTACCTCAAGGCCTAACCGGGCCTCGGCAAAGTAAGTTCTCTGACTCATACTAGTGAATTGCAGATCTTCAAACGAATCTGTGTCAGACATAGTTAACTCCTTGAATTATTATTATTTTTAGTCTCCGCGTCTTTGTTTATTTTATATAATTCACGCCCACCCCTAGAGGCTTCAAGATCACGCTCATGCTGCATACGTTCTCTGGAAATATTGCCACTTAGATTTTCAGCATCGGATTTACTGCGACTCTGTCTGTCCGCAGTAGAAATCCCCAACTCTTTATCTTGAGCCATTCGAGCGGTTTCACGCTCATTGCGCATCGTGTTATCTTTTTCACGAATATCCAACTCACGCATTTTCGCCTGGTGTTCAAGTGGTGGAGGCTGTTCGCCTTTCTTCTCTTGTTCTTCCGCATATTCTTCTTTGCTCATCACAAACTTGATAGAACTCTTGTGTCCTAAGTTTGCAAAAATCTCGTCGGCAATAGCCTCAACCTTCATCCGCTCCAACATACCTGGCAAGTTAGCTACTTCACGTACACCGAGTAACAGTTTTTCGACACGTCGCATTGGGTCAGTATTTCCGACACCTACATCGACATTGACTGTCAAGGACTGTCGTAATAGTTGGTCGGTGACCTCACTAACACCGAATCGTTGATACAACTCAGCCTCTTTTGCAGCTAGACTTAAAATAACTTCGTCGGTCTCGTACATCTGCACAAGCCGAACCAGCTGACCGATCGTGGTGTTTAGCCATGATTGAATAAATATGGTCTTGCCGTAATCATCTACTGCTGCAGCTTTTGAGTCTATTCGTTGAGCCGCATCCTTAGTGTCTCCCAATTTACCACTTTGCATGCCTGTACCTGAAAAACCACCACCCAGGTCGTCCATCTCGGCAGCTAACCGGTCTTGCTCTTCATAGCTCGATCCAGTTACATCTGGTGTGTTGACTACCTTAACATCTTTTTCAGGGTCATTCATCATAACACCGCCCCCCGGGACGTTACGAATCAGTGCGTCTAGGTCTGTTTGAGAGCCTCTGCGGACAAAATATCGCTTATTCAGCACTAATTTGACATTGTCCATACGCTGATTAGCAAGAGTATTTATCTCTTCTTGAAGCCCTGAAGTAAGTTCTACGTCGCCTGCGGGGTAGTTTCGGTGGGTTTCTATGCTGGTATAGCCCATTGTAAAGGGTCTTTCACCGATATTTAGGTGTGGATGGGTCTCTCTGAGCCGTGTTAATTCAGTCAAAACCAGCTCTGTACCCAAGGTCCAATAGATATAATCTTCACCATTGAGCCTTAAAATGTTCATATGGGCCCAAACAATGGAATTTTCATTGCCCATGTTCTCTTCAGCAGGGTCTACACGCCTCATACCTTCTCGAGCTTGGCGAGTTCGGTCATAACTTTGACGTCTAGTAGCCAAAATAGCGGCCACACTGTGTTCACGCCATGCAGGTTTACCTGTTTTAGGGTCATTTGTGGACATCATCTCTAATGCATCGCCCACATACACCGGTTTCATGTAAATAATGTAGGGTGATGAGCCGATCGGGTCGCGCCAGTCCGCCATCGGGTCGAATCTGAAGTTTTCAGGGGCTATCAGGTCACATACAAGGTCGTCATGACGGATAACACGGTCTTTATAACCCAGTGCTTCCCCTTGATCGTTGGTTTCCGGAGCTCCCGTGGAGTTAAATGCAGGTTTTATGTGTTCGTCGACCTGATAATTCCAATAATTGTGTGAAAAACACACCCCATATACTTTTGCGTTCTGGTATGCGCCTAGAACTGTTAAGAACCAAGGCATTCGCTTCTTCATCCGGTACTGCAACACCGCTTTATTGATCTTAGCGGATGCCACTTGAACCGGATCCGCTGGATCTTCTGGCTCAATTACTAATAAATCCTGTGATCCAAAGGTGGATGTAGCAAAAGAAGCTTCTTGTGCCTTCAGATTAGTTCGGGTTTTGGGTCTAAAGATCGCTGACCGTTTAAAATTCTGTTGAGTGTAGGTGGATCCAGGGGCATGCTCACTACGAAAGTGAGATAAGTTCTTCTCCCAGGTATTGGTGATATTCGCGTCTAGGTAATCTGTGGATGTCGTGTAATTTTGTTGGGCTTTTTGGATCAGCCACGTATCTGAGCCCTCTTCATTAGACGGTTCTGTGGACTTTTCGACATTGTCATCAAGAGAATCACTGTTGTATTCAGATTGACTTGATTGTTCTGGTGTGTTGTTGTCTGGCTGCGGAGCATTGCCTGGTTCAGGAATTATCCCCGTTTCGTCTTCTATGATTTGATCAACCATGATCGCCTCCGATTACATTGCCTTTATGATCGCGGTCAAATGCTTCAGTAATATCGATGTCATATTTTTTGTTGCGAGTCACACCGTAACGTTCCAATATTTCCCCTGCAGCCCTGATGGCTTTTTCAATTAGCTCATGAATAGTTCCATCCATGTGCAGCAAATAGGCATCATTACCTGATAGCGCCAAACAGAATATCTCAAGGATACCGCCTGTCAAGTCTGGTCGGACACCCCATTCTCGCCCTGGGTACTCATACTCGAGCCGTGTTCCGACTTGTTTGGCAATATAATATTCCAATTTAGCTTGATTCTCGCTCTCACTGTCTTCCAGATTAATTTCATTGCTATCAGTGACCGCTTGGCGCCCACGACCTCCTCCAGGTATCCATATATTGGAAGCTTTTTTAGGGACGATAAGATCTGTCATATAAATTCCGGTTCAAAATCTGATTCTGGTTCAAAGGATTGTCGCCCTGCGTCACCTAGCTCTTCTGCAAAGGTATGGGCAAGTGCATCTGCTTCATCTGGCGAGCCAGCGCCGCGCTTCTTCATGTCGGCTTTTCGCTCTAGTCGATATTTATTCTTGTCATCAAAGCCGTACTCAATGCCGATCAAGCCGGCTTTCAGTGTCATATCTTTAGGAATATCTGCACCGGCTTCTAGCCACTCGCGCATCTTGTACCACATCTCGACACGTTTGTTAAAGAACAACTCAGTGTCTGCTGGCTTAGACCCAGCGTTGACTTCCATGACATTGTAATTGAGTTGTCTCAGTCTGTCGACCACGCCTGCACCAACGCCCACTCCATCGACAAAGGTTGCCAGGGGCTGGTACTGGTCTATTAGTACAGAAACACGGCGGGAGGTCTCCATAAGATCTGTCTCAACCCACTTATGCAATCCGACGACCTTTCGACCTTGCCGGGCCATTACTACATTTTTGTCGTCACCAAAACGTGCCACGTCAACTCCCAAAATAATTGGCATGTGATAATAAACTTCAAGATCTAGATTTGTCAGTTGGGCTAGATCGACACAGTCTGAGCCTATAAACTGGGTGGAGCCTGCACGAGGGAACTCCCCTTTAATACGCACTCTGACAAAGTCGGAATCCTCTCCATAGGTTTCTATCAGAGAGTCGAGTTCCTTCTTGTTGGTCATCTTACACGTTCTGCTATCGATCTGCCTGGTACGCCACCGTGCTGCGTCTGAGTCGAAGCAATCACGGAAGCGCCCGGTGTTCCTTGTGGGGTTTCCAAAAACGAACCACATGGCCTTGGTGGTGGTCATTGAGCCTTCAGAGACCTCCCATATCTTGTCAGGTATGCCGCTGGCTTCATCATAGATCGTCATGACGTGCTGGCCGTGCAGCCCGGCGAAGCCTTCAGAGTTGTGTTCAGTATTCGGAATCGCTTTAAAAAACCATGTCTCTGGATGTTCGCGGTGCGAAAATGACGTCGCTGTCCATTTAAACCAGTGTGTATTAATCATCCGCTTATGCCATAAAGCAAGCTCTCGCCATGTCTTGGTGGTCAACTGGCTCGTCGTATTGGCGGTTACAACACCAGTAATGTGAGGCCTGGTGCTCACTGCCCACAGGATCAACCAGGATACCTCACATGACTTGCCGATGCCGTGACCAGATGCTATGGCCTCACGGATGTTGGTCTCAGGGTTCTTTCGGAATGCTTCACCGACGTCGTGTAATTGCTGGGCTTGCCAGTCATCGGGACCGTCCATGTCAGTCAGATCACCATGACCCCAGTCAAACGCATAGTACACAAAGCCTAGCGGGTCGTCATAGAATTCTGCAATATCGACCAGCAACTCATTCTCGAACTGGACTTTGCCCATGACCTCTTTTTTAGCCACGTTTAGACGCCTTCACTATTTGAATAATGCTGTTGGTGTAAACATCACGTTGTGATGCGTAACGTACCGCGGCAGCGGCATTACATTGAAAGTCCATAGCTGCTATAGCCCAATCTGAACCGGAACCGATTGCGCACTTATTGGTCACTTCCATGGGATACAGCAAAAAATCATACTCGAAAAGTCCTTTACTGGTTAGTATGAATGCTGCAAATTCTTCAGATATTTTGGGTTTATCATTTTGCGGTTGGCCGTGGAGCACCCATTCCTTAAATATTCCGGTCTCTGAATGATAGCCTGTTGTGGCTATCCACAAATTGGCTTTGAGCTTGATAATCTTCTCCGTGGAGCCGACTATCGTATCGGCTGAACTCAGCTGGGTATCCGCTGCAAGGCTTACTCCATCCCATGCAATTGTGGTCATTCTACTCTCCAGGGTCTGAACTTTCTATCGTCTGAGTGATCAACGGCATTATGTTTTTGACCAATTTCTCCTTGTGTTTGGATGCGCTAGTGGCCTTACGGCGACGAGCCTCTTCCAGAGTAGTCGCATGGTCGATCACCTGCACCTTGTGTTCGTTCTGAATCTTGGCACCAAACTGTTTGGAGAATAAACGCTCCATGAGCCACTGCCGGTTTTTCGTCTTGACTTCTGAACGTCTGACCGCGGAAGGATTTGAGCGCATTCCACCCTTACCATCATCGATCAAATCGTTGGTCTCGTCGTCTGATATTTGCAAGATCTCGTCAGCCATACCCCACATTTGGGTTTGTCTGGCGAGGTCATACTTGTCACGGAGTACATCATCTGAGCGCATTAGTGAATAGAAGCTTTGGTTCGGGTTATCGATCTCTACTGGTGCATGTTCGGCTATAGTCGCGCCGGCTAAACCGCCTGCCGCGATGTTGGTTAGTATGTCCTCAACAATTTCATCTGTCCAGATGCTACGACGATACTCGTGCATCGCCTGGTCGCGCTGTTCGCGTTTATCTTCATCAAGCAGCAGACAGACCCGGTAGGCTGCGTGGGGGATATTCGCCTGATCCCGGGCCTCTGCTACAGTAAATCCACTGACTAAGTAGCGTAGGAATTTCTCCCACCTGACTGGTGTGATCTTCTTGTCGGCATCCTTTTCCGTCAGTTCAGCAATTTTACTGCGTTTCGACACGTTTTAGTTATAAATTCTTAAATGGGTTATGCGTTGGCTTCTCGACAAAGACCTTATTCGAGAAGGTATACGTTGGATAGTCACGCTCTGGGCCGGCTATCGCAAAAACCAAGTTGCGGATGTTAAGCTCTCGAGTTCGAGGCTTCTTCGTATTTGTTGCCATATGAAATTCCTTGTCGGGGATTTAATCGTTAATCGTCCAGCCAGCCATCATCATCCAATTCCTCGATCTCAAGGCTTGAGGTGTTATCCGGTAACGGGATCCCCCTTTTTTGTTTTGGACTAGGCTGACTAAAACGTTCAATTAACATGGTATATAAAAATTCGGACACTGTCACGCCTTCTCGACGGGCATGTGTTCCTACCAGTTGTTTTTCTTGCTTTGACACACGAACTTGTAATGTTTTGGATCTGGACATTAATCGCCTGAGATTTTGTCGTCTTTAGCGGTTAATGACCCTGTGTCGAAATCCTCGGGATTCATGTAAGTTCCGTCTGGCCGTCTAATCTCATAATGAACATGGTTGATCATTGCATCTTTGGGATCATCAGCTGGATACCTGGCGGCGATGTCTTGGACTAGTGCCACGATTTCGCCTTTTTTGACTTTGGATTGAATCTGAAGCACATAAAGCATTGAGGTATAAAACAATCTATGTCTCAACTGGTCAGGCTCAGATGTTATCTCAACATACCGGTAACTTAGATCATCGGGATATGGATAGCCATATTTCGTGATGATACCAGTTACAGGACTACAGACGTAATCACCAGCATTGGCGACATAATCAATGCCATTATGTGTTCTGGAACCGCGGGGAGCGCCGAACGCGCCGTGGCCTTGACGATCGGATCGGATCTGGGGGCCTAACTTTATCAAGGATTTCATTCAGTGTCTCTCAAGTCTGTGCCGCAGAATGGACAGTAGCTTATCGTGGTCTCGACATCAGTGCCTTCAAGCATAGGTTTATTGGTCACTCTTGAGAAATAGATTTCCCAGTTACTGTTTGTTTCAATTGCTGTCGATTGGTTACAGCGATGAATTGGTATTCCTGACTCCACACTCCAAAGCATATGTTCTCCTTAAGTTTGGTTCTGGAAGAGGAATGTAATACAATCTTTTTCTGTTGTCAAATTTTTCAAAAATAAAAAAATGAGATATGAGTGTGTGAGAATCATTCTCATCTGGTCTTTCTTTTTTGTTGAGACTGAATCATGTAATCTTTTTAGGTTGAAGTAAGGGATATAGAGCTCGGGTCAAGCCCCCGGCGCTGGCTGTTTCGTTATGAGTCTAGGCCATGAGACTCTTTTTGAGAATAGACATAACCTCCCCCCGATTAAATGATCACATGACTGAATGATAGTGGCGACAAAATGGAATTGATCGGCACGACATATGATCGCCATATGATTACTACTGTACATACATGCAGTACTGTATATCCATACAGTCATATGATTACTACTGTACATACATACAGTCATATGATCGCCATATGGCTTGCAGGCCCTGCTGTAAGCAGGTCTCACTTGAATGCTGGCCAGTTCATTGGGTGCTAGTGCGCTAGTATCCACACTGAATCATGCCATATTGGAATAGGTCTATGCTGATTGAGTCGGGTCAGGCATACATTGGCATACTGACTGTTTCCTTTAAGGAATAGGTCAGTGCTTATGTATTCCTCGTGCGCATAGGTGACTATGCAATTAATTGCATATAGATTTTGCTATTGGGTGCCGTTCGTCGGACTAATGCCGTATTACATAAATTGTGTCATTAGTTGTTGCAATCGCATTGCATTAGCCTAGTATAGCGGTTCACCTAAAAGGATTAAATGATATGCGCCATACAGATATCAGACTAACTGCACTAAAAACTTATCAGGATCATGCTAATGCTATTGACTTGATTGAATCAGATTCGCGCAATTCCAATGGCGACTGGCATAATTGTGGCGCTACCGAATTGAAAAGAGGTGCTATCGCTAAAATTGCGTCAATTAATGCGCGTATTGACATATTATGGCCAGCTGACGAGGACTAAATATCATGCAAATTTCATTCATGAACACAAAAGGTTTCAAAAGTTTATCAGGTGACATCCTGTCCCTTCATTGGGACAGTGAAACAGAACTATTTAATTTTAAAGGCCCTGCAACATTTAATGATGATGAGATAAACAAAATTTTAGCATGTGCAGAAAATGTTAATGGCTTCATTGTACTAAAAGGAAATTACTAATGGACACAAAACCTGCTTTTTATATCATATCGGCCGCACGAAAAGGCGCCACCAATAATGCACAGCGTCATGATCAACTAACGATTGATCTAGCTAGACTAGGCGCTATAAAACCCGTTGAAGGGTGCTTCGAGGGTAATTTGGAATCAGCTTTTCTAGTGATCGAAAACCCGCTAGCGGGCGAAGATCATTCGGATAAAATCAGAAAATTGCTGATCTTATACTCGCAACAATGTGCACTTTTTGTAGACTGTAATAGGGGCGCATGGTATTTATTTCCACAAGGCCATAGCCAATATTTAGGCCAATGGACTACGATCAGCAAGCCTGATCCCGATGGTAGTTACACTGTCGATCCTGTCAGTGGCTATACCTACGGTATAAAATAGACTCATCATCAAGAATGTGCCCCGTATTCCGGGGCTTTTTTAATGGAGAATTATCATGCAACGATTAACGATAGTACCGGCATACGGCAGAGACTATAAAACTGCAGAGTCTGCCAGACTAGACTGGCAAAACAATAAAGATTTTATCATTAATGATATGTCGTCACCATATGACGGCAAACCTATAAACAGATTAGATGCGGACCAAATAGGTATAAATGTGTCTATTCGATTCAATCGATTAAAGGCGGTAACCTACGCATGAAAATGAAAACAGTACACTTCAACATCTTAAAAACGGCAATTGACAAGACATTGGCGATACATAATTCAAAAGGTGAACTTACAGAATGTTATGAAAAGGGTAATTTTCATAATTCCGACCGAACAAAAGATCTCCGAAAGAGATTTTGTTTCGATATCCTCTATGGTAGTGGGTTGACCTCTTTTGTTTGCCAAGAGTTATACCCTTATTTGCATGACGATCATATTTATACAGCATTAAAAGCAATATGCCCCAAAGTGAGTAGAGCGACGTGAAAACATTAAAGCTTTCAATCAAGCAACAATCTAACCGGGTTCAAAAATGGCTTAGCATGGCCACTGCAGCTGATATCACTGACGGTATGCAATGGTATAGCGAAGCGCATAGATGGGCTTCAAGCTTAGGTGACGTGGCTACAATCGCTCAAATCACTAGCATCCTTTCCGCTCAATGTGACTGGCAAGGCAATAAAAAGAATGTGATCAATTTTCTAGCTGGCGAAAAAGCGTCTATCTTCGCCAGTGGTCGCCAGTTGGCAGAATGTACAGAAGCTTTAACAGGCTGGAACATTCCGGCAGGTCGCGCTAAAACCTTTCGTTTCGCTGCCACTATAGCGGACCCTTCTAGATCCGACATCGTCGTCATTGATCGTCATGCAATCAAGATTGCATTCAATCAACTAGACTCAAAAGAAATTTGCATAACAGCTAAACGTTATAGAGATGCTGAACAAGCCTATAAGAATGTCGCTCAACAAAATGGTCTTATAGGTAATCAGGTTCAAGCAATTACCTGGACCACCTACAAAAGAATAGTAAACAGATGAGTAAAACAATCATTAAGAGGTTAGACCCATGAAAAATATCAAAAGGCTGTATAGGCTCCTAGATCTATCCGTGTTCCACTTTGACGGTACCTTGGACTATGGCAGGATTACAACTGGTATCACGCTCCTAGCTAACCTGTTGGATGGTCATGATGAAATAGACTGGGGTATCGGTGAATTTGACAATGTCAGTCTGGATGAATTCATTGTTGGTGCGTATTGGCATTATGCCGATTATAATAATGGTCAGTGGTCACCAGAATATGCCGCACTATGTGCATTAGGTAAAATATTCAAACCGGGTATGAGCTCGGCAGATGAAAACAGTTCGGTATATTTGACCCTGGCCGACATGGCTGACGAGTACAAAACATATTAAATAATCGCATTATGAATTTAATTTTGATGGTTTTAGATCATAATGCGATTATTTCCCGTGAAAACCGATGGGTGCCCAAGAGATTTATCGCGTGTCTCAATTCGGGTTAAGTGACTGTTTTATATCTTCTTTTTATATATTCAAAAACTCAAAACAATATAAATGGTACACATTGCACTGCACAACACTACAGCCTAGAAGACACGCGATAAATCTCTTGGGCACCCATCGGTTTTCGCGGGAAACAATCGCATTATGATCTAAACACAATAAACAGGCTCTGCCAGTCATAACAGCATTACGCCCCGCCCCGCCTAAAATCATTCAATAATGCAGTCATACTTTACTAAATATCACCATATGCTAGTATTTCACTAATCATTTTAAATCGGGAATAAAATGTTACCCAAATCTAAAAAACAGCTAGACAACGAACAGCACACGATTGAACGCTATAAAGCTGAAGCCTATATAAAAGGCTGGCGGTTTATGTATTGGAGCACGAACGGCATCAGGCAGTACAAACACTATGAGTGCCTGACCTGTGCAGCTGCACAGGACATCACACCACAAAACATGCGAACCGGTAAGCCGGTTTGCCGTCAATGTCGCAACAACGTATATAAAGATGAGGCGGCCAAAGCCACCCCGCCCCTGGAGCTGCTAGGCCCGGCTCAAGATTTTGGGCATGATGGTAACTATCGTAGTTACCGTTTTGCATGCGGTCATATTCAGGATATCCAATTAGGTGCGGTACGTTCTAATCGATTCACATCAAATGAGGACACATCATGGTTATCCGACTAGCACAAAGGCACACAGTCGCCCTGGGTGAAGTAGTTTTTTGGATTGTATTAATAGTATGGGCATTGATCCATGGCAACGAACGAAAATGACAATTTAATTGCAATAAAGACTTGAAAAGTTAAAACAACTAGTTGACAATAACATTAAATAAAGCTCTACACACACACAAGGAACGAGGAAATGAAAAACGAACCACCATTCAAAAATCCAGCGATCCGAGAATCTATGCAAATGGGCGGCAAGAGCCGAGGCGAGACCCGGGACCCCGGCGCGATTGCAATCCTCGAGCGCAGGGCTGCAAGGATGAGAGGAATAACAGTTGCCGAATTCCGGAAGTTGCCGAGATACGGGGCTTAGCTATAGCAACCACCGCAGTCAAACAAGGAATCGAGAAAATGAAAACAATTACAATTAACGACATTATCAGCCAGGAATTAACAGTCGAAGATTTTACAGATGCAGAAATTTTGCAGTTGGCCTATGGTATAAAATTCGCGGATATGGACAGCGCTTATTGGTACCGAGTACAGCGCCCACTTTTTTTAGCCAAACTCGAATCTCTCCAGAGTGTACCAAAATCTCTGGTAGATGATGCCTCACCAGCCGAAAATCGGTGCAGGGTATGCGGTGACTCAGGAATGTTTACGACTCTCGTAGGATCTGGAATCTGCGACGACTGCATATAACCGACACAGTCAAACAAGGGATGAGAAAATGAGCATAGAGTTAATCAAAGAAATCAAAAACGAAGAAGATGGATTAGCCGCATTGATCATGGACGGGAACGAAAAATACAACTACAGAGTAGTTCTTCGAGACACCGACGCAGAGGAAACAATTCAAGTAATCTTTTGCCACAACTACATCGACGTTGAGAAATTCGCCAATGAATTTGTTTTCGGATTGGTGGCTTAATGCCACCCACCACCGCAAACGAACGCAAACGCCAGGAGCGCGAACGCAAACGCGGCGCTGGGCTTGTGAGAATCGAGCTATGGCTGACACC